ACGGGAAACTGTTTTACCAGTAGGATACGGCATCCGCCCTCCCCCTACTCAATTCTCCCTGTCAGCGGATACTATGTATTCTCTGACAAACCCTTGTTGGGTTTTCCCGCTGCGCGCCTTAGGGTGATCAGTGCCAGCAAGCTCTATCCCTTTTTCTCAAAGTTTTAATTAAAAATTTTGAAACAAAACAAAATATATCAACCACGCCCGTTCCCTAAACTAAACTGATCTGCGATCAGCATGGATAAAGAGTCCGCTCTCCATGTGTTATTGGTTCTCTGGCACATAGTCTGGCACGCTATGTGTTATATTTATGTTGTGAGCTTCACAGCTCGCGACCATCGCAGATTTGTCCGCCCCCCGCATACCCCCCAGTTCAAAAGAAAAAGAAAATTACCCAGAATTCTTTTAAATGTTCTTGCGTTCTAAATTTTAAAAGACTATAAATTCTTTCCTTCTTTCATTCTTTATACTTTTTATTATTGTTAAGATTAATTCATTCATTCAAATTATTTTATTTAAGATTATTTGTTTGAAAATTCTTTTATATAGATGTCTTTCTATTAACAATTCTTTCAATAACTTCATATCATTGTTATTTTTAAAAGATCATACAATGTTATGAATCCTCCCATTTGAAAAGTTTTTTATAATCTGTAGTTGATAAAATGACTGAGGCTAAAGTTGGTCTAGATTTTGGTACTACCTTTAGTACTATTTCGTCTTATATAAACAATAAAATGCACGTTTTGAAGATCAATGACTCCCCGTACATACCGACATGTCTGGCGATTTCCATTGATAAGGATGTGATCATTGGAGGTGCTGCTCAAGTTTTGGACTCATCAGAAGTAGCAAATTGTTACTTCTACGATCTTAAGCGTTGGGTCGGTGTTGATAAAGTTAATTTTGAAAATATTAAAGCTAAGATAAATCCTCAATATGTAGCTAAATTAGTAAATGATGATGTAATGCTAACTGGAGTTGATCGCGGTTATTCTTGTACTTACACCGTTAAACAACTTATTCTTTTGTATATTGATACGTTAGTTAGATTGTTTTCGAAAACTGATAACTTGAATATAATTAGTCTCAATGTTTCGGTTCCCGCTGATTACAAGTGCAAGCAAAGGATGTTCATGAAATCAGTTTGTGATTCGTTAAATTTCTCACTTAGAAGGATAATAAACGAACCATCTGCGGCCGCAATATATTCGGTATCAAAATATCCTAACTATAAGTATTTTCTCATGTATGATTTCGGAGGTGGTACTTTTGACACTTCGTTGATTGTGCGAGACGGTAAGGTCGTCACTGTTGCGGATACGGAAGGAGACTCGTTCCTGGGTGGGCGTGATATCGACAATGCTATTTCCAGATTCATTGTTGAAAAACATTCTCTACCGAGACCTCTGTCTTCCGATTTCCTAGCATCGATAAAAGAAGAGGTGAACAATTCCAGTAAATCCAATTTTATTGCTCTTGATACGAAAGGGAATATTGTCAACGTGTCCTTCAACAAAGATGATCTAGCCACGTGCATCCAACCTTTTAGTGTTAAGAGTATAAAGATTTTGGATAATTTGGTTGGGAGGAGAAAAATAACTAATGGCGCCCTTTTCTTGGTGGGAGGATCATCACTGTTGAAGAAAATTCAACAAGATGTGTCCAGTTATGCTAGGTCTAAGGGACTGACTTGCGTTATAGATGAAGATCTGAGATGTTCCGTGTCCTTTGGTTGTTCTATGCAGCACGCTCAAGAAGATTCAGGTTCTATGACTTATATAGACTGTAATTCTCATCCGTTAATGGACCTTCTTATGTATGGCAATCCTAAAGTTGTGGTTCGAAAACCGATGCCTATTCCGTACACGAAATATGATACGAGGACTATTAGGCAGCACTACAATACAGTCGTTAATGTTTACGAAGGTTCTGACCTTTTTGTTTTGAATAATGATTGGCTTGTCAGTGCTAAAGTCAACACTTCTGACCATGCTAATGTTGGTGAAGATTTGACTTTTGTGTATAAATACACAATTGATGGGATCCTGGAGCTTTATGCGAAGAATGAAAAGACTGGTGTTGAAAAGCTCTTACCTAATACTTTCTCTCTCACAGAAAAAATTAATAAACTGGACCTTCAATTAACCCAACTCTCCACTATTGATGAGTCAGCTACTCTTATATCAATAATGAGTTATTTTGATGACAATTATACACGCCTGTTGAGTTTGTTAAGAACCCCTACCATCCTTGAGCGTGAGTTGCTTAAGATAACCTCAACAAAGAAGTTGTACTCAGCCTTGTGTGACGTAAATAAAAATTTTAACAATTAAGTTTTTATGTTATTTTTTGTTTTGATTGTTAGTGATATCGGTTTTAACTCTTATTATTTGTCCGATAACAAAGAATTTGAAGGAGAGTTGATTCCGATCGTTACAGAAGACACTACCATTCTCATAGATCTTCTTCGAATTTGCAGTTTCATAAAGGAGAGATGGTAGATCTTGTTGAGAATAGGTCTGTGGATAGGTTTCTCACTTTCTTTTTCAAAAGGAAAGATGTGCTTAAGGAGAAGATCCTACTCCATGATTATCTACTGAGGAACTATTCGACTGAGAATAATAACAATTATAGGGTGCAAACTCCCAAAGGAGTTGTAACGTATAGTAGTAATTATACAGTCAGGAATGGTAGAGTCTTGGTCTCGGTAGACGATACGGGTGAGATCATTAAATTAGCGATAATATATATGTATAAAATAAACCCGGCTTTATTGAGAAAGACTGCTTTTAGACCTGAGAACTTCTTCACAGACTTTAATTGGTCTGATTCTGAGAGAGAAGTAAAAGACTTCTATGATCTCAGTATGAATGAGTATCTCAATGCGAAGAAATCTTTGGGATGTACTTTCAATGATGAGGATATAAGGAAAAGATATCCCAATGCAGATGAAATTCGTCAACTTACTCTTTACAGAGTCTGTAATTCTCAAGGCAAATATGTTGATGAAAGCGAAATCGGATCTGGGACCATTAAGGGTTTCGAAATATCAACGAAGGCTGACGGTGGTGGCGTTGGAGAAGGCATATCCTCCAATCCATTATTCTTGCGTTGTGTCGAAGTCTTTAGAAAGTATTTATCATTGAATAATTCTAAGGTCGGTAAAGCTAAGATTGACGCTAATAAAAAGATCTTTGAGGTGTATCTCAATTCTCTTCGTACATCCCAAGATACCAAAAAGTTGGAAAGCAATCCCCTAGTGATTTCTTACTTTATCTCAGAGTTCGATCGATTGACCGAGAAATCGAAAGGTTTCAAGGATAATTTTGAAGCTTTGAAAGAGCTGACCCCAGGATTTGTCACGTTTATCAAGGATGTTTTCAAATTGAGTGGAACGATCAATGAAAACAAGTTGTTCTTTGATCTGCCCAAAAGCTCAATTGTGGATATCCTATCGGAGCCTGCTATCATAAGTGAACAATTATTAGAAAACATTAAGGTTGACACTGAGAGTTGCTCCAACACTTTACCTTATGAGATTGATAAATTCGTATGCGGGAAGATATTGGAATTTTTCTCAGGGAAAAGCGGGATGAATGAGAAAGACATTTTTGATTGTTTGTTATTTATCTTTGGGAGGTACACAACCAATCCGAAGAGATTATGTCTGCCTGAAGATGTATCAGTTACTTTTAAACAGCAAACTCTTAAATTTAGAGTTTCAGACTTTAACTCCAGTGTATGCAATGCTGTTTACAATAAATTCCCGGAGTTCAAGGGTATGAATATTATAAGATTGTGGTCTAATGCTAGAGCCTCTAGAGCTATGTTACTTTTTAAAAGTAGCGGATTCAATCCAGGACTGTTCTCTTATGTACCAAAGATTCCTAATTACATGAGATTTGATTTCTTCAAGAGTATACCACTCAAAGATTTGAGCGAGGAAGAAGTTAAGGCATTTCGTACACTTAGGGTTTTGACAGAATCTCATTCTGAGAAGACTGAAGATTTGAAACAAGACTGTACGAGATGGATCTTGAATCAATTGTGAATGAGTTTGGTTTAGAGGATGTTGATCGAATGTTTCAATTGTGCAATACTTTTAACGTCAGCAATCCCTCACTTATCGATGTTCTTTTGGGCTTGATCAATGACCACTTCCTTAAATTTCGTGAAAGAGAAAGTGATTTGAAATTTGATAAAAAAGAAATAAAAGTTTTCTTGTCTTGCGCAAATTACTTGAGACAAATAATCTTATCAGCTAGAACAAGGCAAGTCGATGGCTGAAACAACCGGCGATGCTCCAGTGATTAATGCGGAAACAGCGCCCCCTAGAGATCAAGAGGTCAGAAACAGAAGTAATGAAGAATTTGATGAGGGATTTTTCTCACGTGCGTTCAACTCTGTATCAAAAAGGGATGACGTCGCAAATGATAGTCATTCGGACCCCAATACTTTTTCTGACATAAAAGTGACCGCTGACAGGGGAGACACATTAAATGAAGAACAAAACAAAAAATATGAGGTAAAGTTAAAAGAATATTGTCAAACCATTACCAAAGTGGATGTAGATGAGAAGACTTTCTTGGCCTTTTATTGCTCTTTGATAAAAATGGCAAAAAATCAATCAACCTCAATAAGAAATAATAACAATCCTCACTTGACAAATTCCTTTTCTGTGGCGGATAAAACCTTTTCTTATAAGACAAAAGATTTTCTGACTTTCATGGCTCCTCATTTTACTGGCGTGAATAATCCGTTGAGGAGGTATATGCGGAAAAATGAAGGTAGAATTAAAACGATCAGCGCGGCAGCAGGCATAGATAGTGATGGACATCTAGCAGCGAAACATGGGACTACCTCTCAATTCTGGGGAGCGACGAGCGACTTTACCAATGGTTGCGAAACCAATATCTCAGATGATGATTTAGCTGCGAATTATATGCAAAGAGAAGCTGCTACAAAGAACAAAGCAAGAAGTAGAACGATCTTCAATGTCAGTCAATTGGCGGGAAACGTTCAATGAGGAACCATCCCCTTTTCCTGTTCACGATGAAAATCTGAATTTGTCTTCTAGGAACATTTCCCTTGTGGAAGGTGACGAACATATCTTGTCAGTGAGGGACGCTTCTGGGTTAATAAATCAAATAATCACTTTTGATTATTCAAATTTTTTAAACCTAAAATTCTTTTTGTTTCTGAGATCTTCATTCCGAGCACTTGGATTTCAATTCTACATAAGAGTCAATCTATACAGAGGTTATGCTCTCTATAGTTGTGATTGTCGTAATGATAATAGACAAGACTTGAAGGAGTACGCGGTGGGAGCTTGGAGTTCTAGTATAACGAATATTTCAAAGCCCAAAGTGTTAAGGTATGATAGCGACAATCAAATAATCTTAACAAAACTGAACGATGGACTTCAATTCAATATCTTAGGCTGGAATGTATATCTTGTCAAATCGAGCTTCACGATTAAATCCATAGATCTGATCTTTCAAATACCTTGTGATAGAATAACCTTTAATAAGGACTTGAAGTATAATGCGAATTATATCGATAGTTTATCCATTTTGAAAGATCTTTCTAAAGATAATATAATTGTTGATAAACCAATCTCCAATTTATATTATTACCATTCCGCTGACAAGCTCACTGTTCCATTAATATTAAAGAAATTCATTCCCGCCGCGAATATGAACTCCGTGAAAGACTTCGAAATAGAACCTGTGATCGAACAAAGATCGGAAGATTTGGAGGATGTGACCACCACAGATGATGTTAACGATCAAGAGAAGGTGATTCGAATTTACGACACCGTTTTTGTTAACTTCAGTAAGGGTAAGGAAGTGAGGGTAATAGGTTTAGTCAGACCTCTCATGGTTAAGGACTTTAGGAATATCTTTCAACTTTGGTTCGGAAATGATGGTGATATTCTCGAGTTGATTTTTGATAACAATCTAGATCATGGTAGATCGGATTTTTATCGATTATATTACAAGAAGGGAGGTAGAGGCAAATACAGAGATGATCTAGCAAAAACCATGGAGAATGTGGAGAGCAGAGGGGGTTTCAAGTATTATGATTTTGGCTTCAAGCTCATGGACAATGATATAATCGAGGTAAAAGCCTTTAACAAGACCCTCTACTCTGTCAAGCACAAAATACCGAGCAGAGAGTTGGAAGTTGGATTTGAATTCCAGTTGACAGGTCCGGAAATGCAATCAGTTGATATGAAGCATTTGAAAAGACCTTCCAATTATGGTAAGATTGTGTCTATCTTTATAGATGGAGTTCAAGCGGCATTTGAGACTCGGAAACCTTTTCTGAAGGGATACTCAGCCAATGTTCAGAACTTGCCCGCAAATTCTCTCGTGGATTTTTCTACAGCCAAGAAGGTCACTGATTTTATTATCCCTAAACCTGAAAAGCCTGACGTGGTTATTCCGGAAGAAAACAAAATTGTTGTACCTGAGGAAGAGAACGTGGTGTCCGGTTTGGTTGGAGATGGTTCTAGGTTTCAACTGAGCAAAAATTTTGTCGAGACGAGGACTTCTCCCTTAGGACTTGAACTGGAAGCAGAGATCTTCAAGAAGATGAAAGATTATTACACTCGGGCCAAGCTGACTCCAGAAGATGCCGAGTTGATAATATATCAAATGGGAGTGTCGTTCTGTACATCAAAAAGTAGTGTGAATGACACCTCGAATTTTATACTTTGGAAAGATTCTGAAGGTAGAATAAGAAAGTTTGGTAAAGGAATACATTCCAGATTGATTCAAGAATTATCTAAATCTCCTTGTAATGTAGAGAGAACTTTGCTATCAAGCAGGAGTAAGGAGATTCTGGAGTTGTTACGTCAAAAGAAACTTGACTGGCCTTTCAATCATGCTAATAAGAGAGGAATCATGCCAGAGTATGCTTACTTGGCGTGTGATTTCTTGAACTTGAAAAAGGTGAGTCTGTCCGAGGGTGAAAAGTTGGCCATGACATCTCAACAGATGTACGCTAGATTAGTTAATAAACACAAGCGTGCAATAGTGAATGTGAATCAATTATTGTGAACATGACTTCGAGCTTCCATGATCTGACCACCTCAGATTTTCAAATCTCAAACCCGGTTCAAAATGAAAGAGGTATAATTTCCGACAATATTAATTTTATTATTAATATTGTTGAAAATGCTACCTCCTATACCAATGCGGAGTTGGAACATGCGAAGTTATGTTGTCAAGCACTCTTGACCTTTTCCAATCAGAATAATTTTAAAGTATCTTTGTTTGGCAAAAATTCAAAAATTTATAATGCTTTAAGAAATAGTAGTCATAGTGATGAAGAGATAGAGCGTTGTAAGGATTACTATTTCCCGACCTTAAGAAGTTTTGATGTTATTGATGTTATTGAGTTAATGCAAGATTTCTTTGCGGTTTTAGAATTTTTAATAAACATGCGCAAAGGATATTTCGATTTTATAGATGTCACTAACCTTTTCCATCATTATAATATTTATGATTCTAAATCTCTCAATTCCGCTGTTGCGAAACATATTGAAGCTAATGTTTCACTTGGATATTATACCAAGTTAAAAATTGCTTTGAACCTCAGCGATGATTTTGAGGTTAAGAATTTAATAATAAAATATAAAAAATTTTCAAAAAATAATGAGTCGAAGAAACTCGCAATGTTAAAATTGTTGAACGAATCACTCATCTTTAAAATAACATTTACTTTCAGTCACGTGGGACTGGAAATAAATTCAATAAGTTCTCCACGACAGGCTTTTTAATTTCTTTATACTTTTAAACCTGGAGTCATATACGCGTGAATTCGTAGTGTGTATTATAAAATCTCGAAAACACAAAAAGATATAATAGTATGTATATTTTCATTTAAATGAAGCTATTGTTATCACTCTCAAAAGAAGGGGCTAGCCCTCGCCTTGAGAGTTAATTAGTGTTAAATAAGTTAGGCG